TTCTTTAGCATTTTATAATAGTGGGTTTGAAAAAAGCCTTGTAATAATAATTGATAGAAATGGATCTTATGTAAATAACAAAGGTCATGAATGTGAAAGTGTTTTAGTAGCGGAATACCCTAGTGTATTTAAGACTTTGCACAAAAGATATTGGGATAACAATGGTTTAGGAATTGTAAAGGTATATGAATCAGCAACTACTCTTATTGGCCAGCATCCTTTGGAAAATGGAAAAACTATGGGATTATCCTCGTATGGAAATCCATCTAAATCAGATGATTTCTTTTATGAAGATGGCAAAGTCAAGAATCATCTTTTTGAAGGTTTACTTATGGATAGATTTGACACAAGTGTGTCTATATTAAAAAAGAATAAAAACATTAGAGTAGATGGTGTCACAAAAGAAAACTATCAGCCTTATGCCGATTATGCACACCAGGTACAAAAGCAAACACAAGAGCAAGTGTTAAAACTTATAAAGAAATTTACCAAAGAGACTGGGATTAAGAATGTTTGTATTACTGGTGGATATGCTTTAAATGTAATAGCAAATAATTACTACCTTGAAAATTGTGAAGATATAAACTTTTACTTTGAGCCAATTGCTGATGATAGTGGAAACAGCATTGGTGCTGCAATGAACGTTTATAGAGATATGACCCTAGACAAGTCTATATACCCTCTAGAAGACACTTTTTTTCAAGGATTTGAGTATGACCTACCTTTTGATACAGTAGACGTTTCATATGCAGATATTGTTAAAAACCTACTAGATCAAAAAACTATTGGTGTCTTTAATAAAAAGTCTGAGGCTGGACCTAGAGCCCTTGGAAATAGATCAATCCTTTTTGACCCAAGAAATAAAGATGGTAAAGATATTGTAAACAAAATAAAAAATAGAGAATGGTATAGACCATTTGGTGCGGTAATGTTAGAAGAAGATTTTCAAGAATACTTTTACACCAATGGCGATGTTAATAATGAATATATGACTGTTGCCTATAAATGTAAAGAAGGGGTATCTTCTATGATTCCATCTGTTGTTCATGTTGATAATACTTCTAGAATTCAAACAGTTAATTCAGGTCATATTTATGAATTGTTAAAAGAGTTTAAAAAGAATACTGGAATAGGAATATTATTGAATACTAGTTTTAATACAGCAGGAATGCCATTAGTTGAAACTCCAGAAGAGGCTATTAATGTATTAAGATCTACAGCATTAGATGCTATTTGGTTTCCTCAAAAAGGATTATTGGTTTAATTATTCTTCAATGATTTCAATATCTTGAATAAATGCTGGATCTAAAAATTGTCCATATCCAGAAGTAAATAGTTCTTCTGCTTTTAATTCATCAATAGTATATTCTTTTCCACATACATACATATCATTAGATTCATCTACTTCAAAATCAAAAGGACTTATAAAAGTTGAATAATGAGTTCCACTATCTACTTTTTTTATAACCCCGCTATTTTCTTCAATAGGGCTTAGTGGTTTAAATTTATAGTTCATATATTTTCCTTATGGTTTAACATATCTTATCATGACAATACCAGATCTTCCAGCATTACCACCGCCACCACCTGCACCAGTATTATTTCCTAGATATGTTGTTCCTCCACCATCTCTTGATCCACCTGCACCACCTCTAGCATATTCTGTTGAAGTTCCATTAAAGTTTATAGTAAGACTTGCTCCACCTGGTTGAGAAGAAAGATCTCCACCACCTTGAACTCCAGCACCACCAGCACCTCCACCTGAACCAGCACCCCAACTTAAATGTTGGTTAGCACCTCCGTTATTTCCTTGTCCAGCAGTACCATTTCCAAAACCAGTTCCTCTTCCTGCACCACCACCAGATCCACCAGTAGTTCCAGAATATACACCGTCACCCCTACCACCATGACCTCCACCAATAGTGCTTACCAGTGAACCAATAGATGATACACCACCAGAACTTGGGACTGATGTTCCACCATTTCCAACTGTAACTAAATGTGTAATAGGTGTTACATTAGAAATTGTTCCTTGTAGTAAACCTCCTGCACCACCACCTCCACCTGATCCACCAAAGTTAGTATTTGGTCCACCACCTGAACCACCACCTGCAACAACTAAATATTGGATATCTGATTTACCACTTAAAACTTGAAAATTATCAGTAGAATTAAATGTGTGAACTATATATGTTGTTCCACTAATAGTGGCTTCTGTCATTACTCCGCCAGTTGCGGTAAATGGACTACTTTGTTGTCTTCCTACTATACCTCTAGCCCCATTGAATGATGATAATATTGGCATAAGATTCCTTAAATATTTAGATTTGTGCTACCAAGTACTATCCAAGAATCAGATAGTCTTAGAAGTGAGAATATAAAGACATCAATCTTGTTTAGAGAACTTGTTGGGGTTGGAGCAGTTCCACCAACCCATCTAATAGTTTGGTTTGTACCATTAATACTTATAGCATTAGGAATATATCCAGTTGCTGCTTGTGTTATCATAAATGACATTGTTGTTACTCTATTATTTGTTGTTGGAACATTTGTTAGTATTACACCAAAGTTTGCAATTGTTCCTGACGATGTATGAAATATTGCACCATCATTATAATTTCCAGTTACGGATCCAGATACAAATGATAAACTATTTACAACTTCTGTAACTTCAGCAATGTTTGCTGCTCCAGTGACTGTTAAAGTTGTTAAGTTTGCTGTTGTTGCAGACAATGTTGTTGAGTTTAAAGTAGGTGCAACTACAGTTCCTGTAAAAGTAGGATTTGCAGTAGGTGCATATGCTGAAATATTTACTGGTGAAATATTGTAATCTTTATCAATCCAAACTTGACCATGTGTTGGCGTACCAGGTTCATCGTTTACGTATGAAACAACTCCAGCAGCAGTTACGCTTGGAACTGTTCCGTCTTGATCTACCCAAATATAGCCTTCTGGAAGTGTTGTTGTTGTATTATCTGCTCTTACTAATAAATGAGGAATTGCTGTTTGAACAACTCCACCACCTGATGGTGTACTTTCTTGTAATTCTAATCTTGTGTTAAAGTTTGTTAAATGTGAATGAACACTGTCTGCTGCTGGTGCTTCTGCACCTGTATAGTTATCTAGACCATAGTGATAAAGTTTAAAAGCCTCTACGATATTTGCTTGATCGTTTAATGAGGGGATCTTTGTATCAAATTCTGTAGCACCGTATCCAGATGCATCACTTAAAAATTGACCTGCCATTTTGCTTCACCTTCTTAAATTATAACACGATAGTAATAGATATATTAAAGACTATATTGCCTGATAAATCAGTTGTACTACCCGCTATTTGTTTTGCCTTGACCGTAAATAGTAGTGCTCTTGTTCCAGAAACGCTTAGAGCCTTTGCTGAAATTGAATGAGCAATTGCTTCAGAGTGTTGTGGAGTAAGTTGAATAGATATGTTCTCTGCTAATAGTGATGCTGGTGCATCTTGATAAATTTCACTTAAAGGTATAGATACACTTGCACTACCTGAAGCAAAGTTTAATGTTTCTATCTTACTAAATAATATTGGTTGAAACTTTAATACTGATTGCCATTCGTTACCGCCAGGAACTGTATTGTATTGATAGACAACTCCATAGTCTCCGCCAGCATCTGTTCTAACATAAAGATCACTAACAATTGGACTTTCGTTAACAAAGGCACCTGTGTTAATATTTGGATCTCCAGAACCAGAGTATATTAAACTTCCACGTTGTCCAGATGAACCAATATCTAAAGCAACATCGATTGCTGCTGGTGGACCAAATACTGTGATTGAATCAGTTTGAACTACTGAATTAATTGCCATTTATACCCTGCCAGATACGTCTTGTGTTACGCTAATATTTCCTGTTAGTAGTGTGTACTTAGTTGATGCTGATGTATCATTAATTTGAACATCATAAGTATATGTTGCTAAAGACATTAAGTCTCCTAGCGTTGGTGTAATCTTACATATCAAGGCTGTAGAGCCAGACTTTGTTACGCTTCCTGTTCCAACTAGCGTTGCACCAGTGCCTCTATCTGTTGCTACTGTAAATAGATTAGAGTTGTAAGATGATAAGTCAAATGCAGTTCCATTAGCGTTCTTTGGATAAATCACGAATTCGTAACTATCACCACGGTAGTAATTGAAATTATATGTTGCTGGAAATGCCATTTATATCACCCTTTTTATTATATCATTGTCAAGCAAGGTCGCCCCATGTTACATTTTGTAGATTAAATACTGACTTGAATTCTATCCAAGTTGCATTTATTACTACATATAAACCTACTACTTCATTTAATTCCCCGCTTAATTTAAAATAAACAGTTCCTTCTTTTGCAGCATGTGTTGGATCTGCTGCACCAAATTCATAGTTTGGTTGAACTCCAGCAATAGGAACCCATTCGGTTCCATTCCAAACTTGTGCTGGTCTTGAATTAGCGGATATGTTAGGCATTAGTTAAGAAGACTTGATTCTTCCCATTCCCCTTTGTTATCATTCCATACATAAAACTTATCATCATCTGGGTATGCAACTGGTGCTTCCCATTGACAAGTTTCTTCATTCAATACCCATTTACTAAATGGTTTTGGTGAAATAAAAGCATCTTTACTGGAATCATAGACATATCCATTACCAGCATAGTTTTTTCTAAAACTGCCGTTGTATGATGTTTGCTTCCAAGTGCCACCTAATAAATTGTGACAAAATTCTATACCTACTTCTTCTGATTCAACGCCGTTAGCGTCTAAACAGTCTTTGTTATCTACAACAATCACTCTTTGAACGATGTTGTCTGAGTTTAATTCTGCAAAATGTGCCATTTGATCTCCTCCTTGTTATATTATATCCTACTAGTCTCTATATCCGTAAACTTTTACAGTACCTGAAATACTAGAAGTGTTTGGTAGTATGGTAAATCCGTCAAATGACGTTTGAGTAGTATTAGCAAAACCACCACGTTTAGAAACCCTAACTGTTGTATCTACCTGATATGCATATGTATCCCATGTTCCAGCGGTAGTTACTGACAAAAATGGATTAGTTACTTCTAAATTAATATATGCTCCTCCACCATCAGATGTATTTAATAAATATAACATGTTTGAAATACTACTTGTTCCATTGCTACCACCACTGAATGTTGTTCCAGCATCTCCATAAACTCCTTGAAAATGAAATTTATAATCTCCACCAGCATTGTCTGTTCCGCTAGAACGAAATCTAACACTAATATTTGCTGCTGCTGCTGCGGTTAGGCCACTAACAACAATTTTATAATCTTGATAAGATGAAGAAAAACATTCATTTAAAGATACGGTAGCAGCATTGGAAAAAGTCACGGTTCCATTGGTTCCTATTGTTCCATTAACTACAGATGTTGGTCTAATGAGAACAAGACCTGGCAAATATGCTGCTTGATTTAAATATGTTGCACTTGCAGTGCTTTGAGATAAATAGTTATATGCAGATATCTCTGCATCAGTAGTAATAGCGGTACTTGTTGATAAAATCTTTGACATTTCTCTTGTTATACCCATAATATTATTCTATACCCCTTGTTTTATAATTCTGCAGTTAATGTTACAACATTTCCATTATTTTCTGGTAATGATAAAAGAACTGGTCTTGGAGCAGTTAACCCAGAAAAGTTTGGAACACTAGTCAAATATATAAAGTCTACCCCAGAATAATTTGTTCCAAACCCTACAGACGATTGTGTATTATTATTAGTATTATCACCCTGAACGTTTAAAACTCCAGTTTGACCTATAATTGGGCCTACTCTCATTTGAGTATGTAGGTGGCTATAAGCATTTACTTGAGTTGATGTAACAGTTACTGCAGATAGATGTGAAACTCTTTGATAATATCTTTGACATAATCTTAATTCATCAGCAATATGTCTTTGTTCAAATTCAGTAGCAATAGATCCTTTTTCTAATTGAACTCCCCAAATATCTATTGCCCCAGTATTTGCATTTGATATTTGAAATGATATCCATAATGAATCATCATTATTTGTACCAATAGTTTTTCCAGATATACTTGGAACTAAAACTGTATAAGAGAATCTTTGCCATGATGAAGTTACTGTTTGTGAAGAAATTCCTGTTACTACTAAAGAACTTGGACTGCCACCTGTTCCAAAATGTTGTACAATACGTGGTCCAAATGCAACTGTTCCTGAAGAAATTCTAGCCCAAAAAGAAAGAGTTACGGTTTGTCCTGCAAATGTTCTTACACCTTCTATTTTTTGAGTTAATTCATAATTTTGAGAATTGCTTGAAATGGTCCACCTTCCATAAAACCTAGGTTCGTAACCAGGTATTTCATTTCCTCCAGTTGCAAATCCTGCTTGAGTAAATGATCCAGTTGCAAATCCAACTATCCATCTATCGGCACTATAAACATTGTTTGTACTAAAAGAAGTTCCTCTTTGCCAAATGTCAAAGCCACCATTTATAATTTTATTTTTATATGAAGTTACTGGAGAAGATAATGGGGTATAAATAGAAGAAGCAGTAGAGTTTGTTAAATATCCAAGTGATGCAACTTCTGCGTCTGTTGCTAATACACTACTTGTTGTTAATAGACTAGCAATATCTCTTGCTCTACCCATTTTAGGCTATCCTATAGCGAACTATTACAATACCGCTTCCGCCACCTGTTCCACTTCTAGTTCCACCACCTGAAGCAGCCCCAACTCCTCCGCCTCCACCACCACTATTTACAGCACCAGCAGAACCTACGTTTCCTCCACCTCTACCACCTACACCACCTCCACCAGCACCTCCAGCAATGTTTGCACCCCAATCGTGACCAGCACCGCCACCACCGCCACCAGCATAATGAGTATTAGTACCAGTAATGGAATTTGCTAAACCATCTCCACCAGCACCACCTGGTTGACTTTGGTTACCATCTGGTGCCTTACCACCTGGTGCACCTGCACCGCCACCTCCACCTGCACCATATCCAGAAGTTCCGTTTCCTCCACCACCATTGTTTCCTTGACCAGCAGTTCCTTGAGCACTAGTCGTAGTGGAATGTGTGGCACCTCCACCTGATCCACCAGGAAGTCCACTTTGATTTTCTGTATGAGATGCACCACCACCACCACCTAATGCAACAATGTTATTAAAACTTGAATTTTGTCCGCTTTGTCCTCTACCGTTAGTAGCGTTTCCACCAGATCCAACAACAACGTTATAAGAACCAATTCCTAAACCTTGAGTTCCAAATAAATATCCACCAGCACCGCCTCCGCCACCAGCAGGCGTACTGCTGGTAATTCCACCACCTGCACCGCCACCTGCAACAATTAAATAATTAACATCTCCTGTGCCAGCAGTTATTTGAAATGTTCCGCTACCTGTAAATGTATGATATCTGTAGGTTATTCCACCTACTGTATAATCTGAGAATGCTCCACCAATTGCTACTATGTATGCTCCTGCTGGATTTTTTCCAATTGAATTTAATGAACTTATTGGCATTAGTCTGCAGTCACCTCCGCGTATGATAATGTAAAACTAACATCGTTACTAGAGGCCCATACTGACATAACATCAGCAGCACCCATCGTAATTCCGTCTCCTAGTTGTATTGTGTCAAATGGAGAAACAGTTAAACCAAAAAATAAATAGTGTTTATTAACTATTGATTCACCCAATGGTCTTACTGCAATTCTTACTGAAGCAGATACGCTTCCTAAGTTACAAACGTGTATATTTGATACTACTGTTTGTGTGAGTGCTGGAACTGAATATAAAGTTGTTAATACTCCAGCAGATGGTATAACCTGAGCGGGCGACTTATAAACATTAGGCATTAGTATACTCCAAAGAATGGGTGAAGACCAGAGTCTCCGCCACCACCAGAAACAGCGATCCACTTAGTTCCATTATACACTTTCAATTTGGGTGAAGTGATAGTTGTAGAATCAATCCATAGCGTACCAGGAACTGGTGAAGTTGGTGATGCTGATACATAAGGTATGTTTGGTTCAAAATCAAGACTAGCCACATTAAATGGCTTTAATCCAATAACTTCTAATATATCTCCAGAAACAATGGGGGTAGCAAAAGTAATAACAGTATTTGCTAATCTTGTATAGTCAATAACTGGGGTAAGTAAAATACCATTTAAATATACTTGTTCATATCCAGGAATATAACTTAGAGTAGTTCCTAAATCATCTACCCCTGTAATTACAGAAGCACTTGATAGATAGGCTTTTCTCCATCTAGAATATTCATTATATTTAGAATCTATTTGACCTTGAGTATATGTACTAACATTTGTAGAATTTTGATATGCATAAATATCTATAATTTCATTAGGCAATATTGGTTGATTTAAAGTAATTAAATTTGTATTAGTAGTAGTATATTCATTATTAGCAAGTAATACTCCATTTATGAATACTTGTTCATACCCTGGATTATATTGTAAACTATATAGATTATCATCAGATCCAGTTATAGCAGTTGCTGATGCAGAGTATGTCTTTCTCCATCTAGTAAATGCCATACTTGCAGTTTTAGGAAGATAATTACTTACTGCATTTGCGATTGTTAAGTAATCAGTGCTTGCAATAAATTGAGTTAAATATGTTGAAGAAGCAGAAGATTGAGTTAGGTAAGTTGATGATGCTGATGCTTTAGATAAGTAGTCTTGTGCTATTTGTGCTGGGGTGGTGTATGTTGATGATGCTGAAGACTGAGTTAAGTAGTTTGATGATGCTGAAGACTGAGTTAAGTATGTTGATGATGCTGAGGATAATGTAAGATAGTCAAGAAATTCTGGTTCAACAAAAGATGTACCATTAAAGTATTTTAAAACACCGTTATCTGAGTCAACCCAAAATGTTCCAACATTTATAAATGGATCAGAAATTGATGGATCTGCTGATTGATAAATTGCAGCACTATCACTTACGTTAGCCCATTTTAATCCATTCCACATGTGTGTTTTTTTAGTATCTGTTTCATATATGACCATTCCAATATTTGGATACCCTGGTCTTGTTACAGATGTAACGTAAACAAAAGGATTAAGTCTTAAGTAGTCAAGTCCCATTTGAACATTTGTTGCACTTGCTGAAGTATAAATTGAAGGACTGTAAGCAATTTGAGTTGCACTTGTTGCGGTGTAGTCTGGAGTTGCAGATGCTGCACTATTTACCCAAACTGTTCCAATTTCTACAATGTCTGGTTCTGATGCTTGATAAACAACCTTTGCTGTTGTTCCAAGCAAATTATCAACGGCGGGCTGCCAAGCAAGTCCGTCCCAAATATACATTGGTTTTGTCATTTAATTCACCTTTTTCATTATAGCATTATAGGCCATGTACGTTCCTTAAAGCATTAAAATTATCAAAAATTTCTATATTTGATAAGGCACGATCATATACTCTAATGGTAGATATTCTACATTGTGAAAACTCTCCAGGATTTCCATTATGTATGTTACAAACTTGAGCAGTAAAATTATTTGTAAATCCATTTTTAGAACCTGCTGGATTTCCATTTTTGTATGCATATGCTACTGAAGATTCTCTTTTTACTACAATATGATTCCAAGTATTTAAAGTTAAACCCCAACCAGCAGTTGACCCATAAGTATCAAAAGTTGGAGTATATAGATAAACCTGTCCACCTCCAGGTGATCCCACATCTGCTTTTAAGGCTAATGTTGTTTGCAATGGAAAAGCAATCATGTGTGTATATTTTGTAAAATCTTGTGGATATATCCAACATTCTAGTGTAAAATCTCCTGTACCAAAAGCAAACTTTGAGTTAGATGCTATTGTTGCAAAATCATCAGTTCCGTCAAATTGAATATAAGGTCTAGTTACCGTTGGACCATTTGTTAAAGTTGCATTTGTTGGACTTGCACTAAGATCTATCCATGTTGTACCAGATCCAGGGTATGAGTTAGAATTATTAGCATATAAGTTTAAAACAAGTCCAATTGAAGATACTTTATATCTTGCATTTTTACTATAGACGCTATTATTGCCACCAAGAGTTGTTAAAGTAGGCATTGTTCTCCTTAAATATTTATACTGGCGTTACCAATAACTATCCAAGAGTTAGATCTTCTAATTATAGAAAAGTTATATATGTCTAATTTTCCAGCAAGGCTTGTTGGTACTGGGGCTACTCCACTTACCCACTTTATAGTCTGTGTAACTCCGTTAACTTGAAGAGTAGAAACTCCATATCCAATATTTCCTTGTGGAATAATTAAAGATATTGTAGTTGATTTTAAATTAGTTGTAGGAACATTATCAACATTAAGTACAAAGTTTGAAGATGCACTATTTGACAAATAAAATAAAGCAGAATTATTAAAATCAGCATAACAAAGAGCACTTGGAGTTACAATAACATCTGTTATTTTTTCTATAATTTCAGATATTTCAAGTCTTCCAGTAACATCTACTGTATTTGTAAAAGATGCTGATGCTGTAGTTGTTGGGGGGTTAGAAATATTACTTACCCCAGATATATTATTAGTACCAATAGTATTATTAACAATAGTTGAATTATTACCTGATGATAATATAGGAATGTTTAATTCATAGTCATATTGATGATTGAGTTTATTTAATCCCATACCCGCCCCTTATGCCTGGGCTTCGGTCCAAGATAGTCGTGCTAGTACGTCAATTGAAGAGGAACCAGTATTTGTTACCACAAGTGTAAGAACATCTGGTCCGTCTGGATAAATATTTGTGTTAGCATTTGCTCCTCCACCACCCAAAACTGAGTTACCAAGATCTCGAACAGTTCCTAAATCTAGTGTTGATGTTCCTTGAGAAAGCAAACCAGCAGTTACTTCACCACCAGAAACTGTCGTTGATCCGCCAGCATAGTTTGCAATTTGTGCAAGACTTGAGTTTGCAATACCAGTTACGTTATTAATAGCGTTTGTCCATGTAGTTGCAGTGCTTGGAGTTCCGTTAAGTACTGCTGTTACAAGCATGTTTGCTGTAGCAGTTCTAGTTGTAATACCAAGTGATACTAAAACTAACTGCATTCTATTAACAAGTTCTCGTGTTCCAAAGTTTGCAGCAATACCATTATCTACAGATGGTGCTACTCGAATTGAAAGCAAGGCTCTTGAAGCACCTGCTGCAATGGCGGTATAAGATGTTTGACCATAAGTAAATACCAAAGACTTATCTTCGTCAAATCGTCCGTCCATAATAACGGAAGTTCCCCAATGTGATATTTGTGCAGCATATGATGGAAATGCTAATTCAACCATTGTTGGAGATGTTGCAGATATTGTGAATGCTTGTGGACTTGCCATACCCATTGGTGCAAATAACACTCCAGTTGGATTTGTTGCAGTTGCTGCTTGAGTAAATGTTAATGTTGTTCCACTAATTGCTGAAACATAAGTTCCATCTGGAAAATCTGGACTAATAACTCTTTGACCAATTTGAATACCTGATGTACTTGCCACAACACCAGTATTTGTACCATTTGTAATTGAAACTGTTACTCCACCTGTTGATCCAGCCTGTGCTCTTGTTAATCCAGTGAATGATGTTGTTGTTTTTCCTGCATAATTGATATATTCATATTTAGAACCATCTCTTACGCACAATGTTCCACTAGGTGGAAAGTTTGCGGTACTAGTTACATAAATTGCAGTATCAGTATTTGAAGCACTTGATGTTAAATTTGTATAAATTGTATCTGTTGAAGATTCGTAACGTGCTGGAAGGTTTCCAGAACGCATATATGCTTCGCTATTAATATTATTGTTAGGAGTTTTGTGAACATAAGTTACGTTTCCATCTCTTCCACGAACACCGTATCTAACATATCCTGCACCATACCATGAATAATCAATGTAAAACATTTGCATTTTTGATAAATCTAAAATCATTCCAGATGGACCAGTTCCATCCATTTTATCAATATTCCATTGTGATTGAGGAACTTTTGTATCTACAGTTCTTGAAACTATAGCAAATTGAGTTGTTGTTCCTCTATATGAAGGTGTAATTGTCATACTTGTATCACTTTCAATACTTTGAACTTTATAAGATACCCCACGAATTACCAAGTAGTCTCCAACGTTAAGTTGTCTTGCAAAAAATGTTGGGAATGAAGAATCTGTTTGTGTAACTGTATTTGAATTATTTGTAGCAGTTACTCTTCCAGAAATTTGGAATGTAGAGTTTCTACGAACTGCGTAAAGTTCTTGTCCATTAAATTCAAAGAATAATCCGTTTTGATTATCAAAAATTCCAAGTTTGTTTGAGCATCCGTACCATGAAAGCACTGCTGCATAGTAAGGTCCTTGACCTACTGATGATGTTGGAACTGTTGGAAGTGTATATTGAAATTTATTATATCCAACGATAGATGTTACTGTAAAATCTCCATTATATACTGGGTCAGTACATCCAGCAATTCTAACTATAACTCCTGGCTGTAAATTGTGTTGATCTTTTGTTTGAACTGTTACGGTTTGTCCAACTGTAGTAATTGAGTCAAGTTGAAGATTTGGTTTTAAAATTGTTCCTGAAGACATTTGCATACCTTTACCTGATTGGTAACGGAAATAACGTCTTGTTTGACGAATTGCTTGTTCATTATTTGAGTTAGCGTTTGCTGAAAATACTACTCCACCGTCAAATGGTCTGTGTAAAAATTGTGCTTTTGGAACTACATAAACCGTTGCTGCTGCACCAGACAATGTTCCAGTTGGTGCTGCTAATGTATAGTAAGTAAATTGTGTTGGGCTTGTAATTGTACAAACTGGAAATGTTCCATTAGGTGCATTTGTTGTAGCAGTTGCTCCAATAATGCTTACTTCGTTTCCAATTGCTAATCCATGAGGTACTGTTGTTGTAACAGAAATTGCTTGACCAGCATAAGACATTGTTGGTGCTCCACCAATTGGTGCACCTGTATAAATTAAACCTGAATAAATAACTGTTTTATTTGCATCAAGTATTGATGAAACTCCGCTTGAGTTAACCGCTCTACCAGTGTATGTAAATGAACTTGTTCCTCCACCAGATTCTATTGTGAAGTTTCCATTAGCAATTGAAAGATATGTATCATAAACAGATATTGATGTACCATTTGCTGGTGCTGTGCCACTTGACAATGTAACTGTAACTACTCTTGAGTTTGTATTCATTGTTATTGCTGAAACGTTTGGAACTGGTGCTGGTGATGTATATGCAAATGGTCTTTGATTTATTAAGCCAAGATTTTCCCATTTTGAAACTTGTGGACCGTATTCAAAGTCAGTATCGATAAGTGCTTGTGGAGTTGTTACTCTAAGTTTGTTTGTTGAATCTAGATATGCTTCTGATGGAGTAAATCTTTCTTCATATTCATCAACTAAAATAGATAATTTATCTGTTGATGACATGGCTGCTGTATTATAATTTAATACAACTGATGTTCTATCTTCCATAGTAGGTGTAACTGATGCTGAGACTGTGCCTCTTAAACTTGGATCTGAAAAGTTATAAATTACAATGTTTCTAGTTACGTTAGTTATTAAAACTAATCTTTCTGCTGGTACATATTGAGGGAATGTTACTGTCTTTGTTGCTGGGTTAAATGTATAACCTGTTTCAAATATTACTTTTCTTGCCATTTGTTAGCCTCCCAGCATTATATCTGTTGCTTTGAACGGATATATCCTGTTTCTTGTAGTTGTTGCCGAACCCATCATTATCCTAGCATCGAACGTTGATCCAGCGGGTGGTCTTTCTGAAAATGCAATGTACCCTTCTGAGTCTATCATAAATCCGTCTCTAGGAAGCATTGACTGCCAGACGTATTCGGGAAAGTCTACTGTTTGTATTATACCATTAATCGTAAGTAATAGTCTATATGGGTTTGCAAGATTTACTATTTCTCCTCTATATGTTGGATAAAATCTACTTTCTATACCGTCAAATTTCCATTTCAAATCATCTAATGGAATTATGTCGTCATCTACAAATAAAGATATTTTATTATTAACATCGTCATAATTTACAGATACCCCCGCAGTTGAGGCACTTGCGAATAGTGAGGCAATAAGGTCTTGAATAAATTCTTGTCCAGATGATCCGTAGTTAACATATTGTGAAGATGCACTTTGTTTGCTTAGGTATTCTGCTGAGGCACCAGTCTTACTTAGATAGTTTGAAGATGCTGTTGTATTAGATAAATAGTTTGTTGTAACATTATTTGATAGTGTTACTAAAGAAGAGTTTATAGCACTTACAGATGCACTATTAGAGTTAGTAAAGTTAAATAGTTCAGTGCTTGTTGCAAAGCCTGCTGAAGCAGCAATTAATTCTGTTAAATCAGTATGTGTATGGTCTGAACCACTTATTTCAGAATCGGCATCTACCCATAGCAAGCCTATTTTAGGATCAGATGGTGATGCTGATGAATATGAAACATATGTATAGTTACCAACGTTTGTTATATCATTTACAGGAATCCATTGTGATCCAGACCACACATAGGCTGGTCTAGTTGTTAAGGATATAGTTGCTGAGGCCATTACGCATCTTCTCCTGGAACTGTATCTGTAATAAAGTCTTCATCTTCTGGTCTGACTTCTCCAGGAAACCTAGGAAAATCAACGTAGGCAGGAAATTCTGTATTGGCTGGTAAATCCCTTAAGGCTCTTCTGTAAGTCGTCCATTCAGCCCTTAATTCCTCTGTAATAGGTGCGTCTGCTATCTGAGTCCAATCACAATTTAATAATCTTTTATTTCTTTCCTGTCTTAATGTTTCCCATCTAATAATATTAGTTTTTTCAAAATTTATAATTTGATCTACCTTGATATCTAATTCTTCATCGGTATATTCAATTGGATTACCAAGTGAATCATAACTTATATTATTAATTAAGTTAGTTCTGGCAATCTCTCTTAGTTCTATTTCTTTTTCAGTCATAATTAAAATGAAGTAGGATTAGTAAAACCAAATCTTACTATAACTACCCCACTACCCCCTTTTCCTGCTGAACCACTTGGACTTGCATGCGATCCGCCACCGCCGCCGCCTAAACCATCTGTACCATTTCCTGGAACTACGTTTGGACTATGGCTTGCACCATTTCCTCCTCCACCAATTCCACCTGTAGAACTTGCAGTATGTCCATGTCCGCCACCACCACCTGAATAATGTGTTGCTGTACCAGTAATACTATTTACTTGTCCTGGTCCACCTGGTCCACCGTTATTTCCACTAACAGTAGTTCCAACTCCACCTGCACCACCTCCACCACCGCCACCCCATGATGAGTGATGATATCCTCCACCACCATAATTTCCTTGACCTAATTGAGCAGAACCACCGTGACCTCTTCTTTCTCCTGGTGTATCTCCACCTGCAGAGGAATTTCCCATTGCACCACCTCCACCAGAACCACCTGGTGTTCCATTACCATAAGCACATTGATAATTACCACCACCGCCACCACCTATGGCCATTAAATGCATAAATGATGAATTACCACCTGGAACTCCTGGAGAGTTGCTACTATAAGGTCCAGAAGCACCTCCTGCACCAACCGTTATTAGTGTACTATTTGTATCTACTAAAATACCAGACTCGTAAATATAACCACCGCCGCCACCGCCACCACCGTGATGATTTCCTCCACCACCGCCACCACCAATTATTAATACGTCTGCATATGCACCAACAAATGGTGATAAATCTACAGTTTGTGAACCTGTATTTGTAAATGATTTATATGCAAACCAACTTGCACCTGATGCGTAAGTTATCCAACCATAATTTTGAATCCATTGAATAAATGTTGGACTTGCACTAAATATTTGTGTTTTTGAAACACCTTGATTAATTTTTGTTGTAACAAATCTATATAAGGCTGGATTTGCTCCAGCAGGCAAAACACTTGCTAATTCAGAAGTAGAAAAATTATCTGGCATTATCCAATACCCCCTGGAGAATAAACAATTTGAGTCCTAATAACAACTATACCAGTTGCACCAGAGCCGCCTCTAATACTATTACTATGACCGCCACCACCGCCACCACCGCCACTATTTGGAGCAGCAGCAGCGTGAGCATTAACAAAAGATGGATGCGTTAGTCCCAATCCTCCGCCACCTATTCCACCAGTTCCACCAAAGTATGCATGAGACCATCCACCACCTCCACCTGCAAACCATCTTGTATAACCTAAAATTGTATTTGATAAACCATTTCCACCAGCACCACCAGAGTCGTTTCCAAGTCTACCGACACCAGTAGATCCAGCACCTCCACCGCCACCACTAGGGTATCCTATACCAGCGTGCCAACCTGAACCACCATGATTTCCTTGACCAGTTACTGCATATCCAGGAGTTGATACTTGACTGTTTGATTGCCAAGTAAAGTTATTTCCGTTACCACTAGAGTGTCCGATTGATCCACCACCACCTGATCCACCAGCAGAACCAGAGCCAACATTGCTATAAGTTCCACCACCTCCACCACCTATTGAAATTATGTCGTCAATAACTGAGTTTGAACCATTTGAACCTCTTGCATTTGATTGACTTGCCATGGCACCAAGGCCGCCTTCACCAACTGTAATAGAAATATTAGATTTATTAAAAACCTTTGTTGTTAAGCGATATCCTCCTGCTCCACCACCACCACCATGTTGTCCGCCACCTCCACCTCCACCTGCAACACATAAAACATCAAAAGTGTTTTTTTCAAATGGTGTTATTGTTGTAGTTGTTGTTCCAGCAGTATTAAATTCTTTACATGCATAAAATGCGTTTGATTGAAAATATATTTTCCATCCAAGTGATTCTAGATAATTTAAATAACTTATACCGTCATATGTTTTTGTTCTAGTAAAATCATTTTGCATTGCATATGAGAAATATCTATATACCCCGCTAGTATTTCCATTTTTTAATAATGCAGTAACGTCATCAGAAGTGTAAATTTCTGGCATTTAGATTGACCCCGCTGGGAAAGATAGTGGGAATCTTACTACTACAACTCCAGAGCCGCCATGTCCACCCATAAATGATACAGACCATCCTCCACCACCACCGCCACCAGTATTTGCTATGCCATCACTTGCTTTATACATATATGTACCACCAAAACCTCCACCACCATTACCACCTGTTCCTCCAGGATTTGATTCACCACTTCCACCACCGCCACCGCCAGCATAAAATTTAGTAACTCCAGTTATTGAGTTTGATAATCCTCCACCACCTGCTCCACCTCTACTTCCTGTTCCCCAAGAACCGTCAGCACCTGCAGCACCTGCACCTCCACCACCGCCACCTACGTGGTTACTATCATGTCTTCCACGACCACCATTATTTCCTTGACCAGAAGTTCCAGTACCACCATTACTCCAAGTAGATCCTGAAGGTCCAAGAGATCCTCCACCACCAGATCCACCAGCAGAACCATTTCTTGTTGGGTCTCCAGACCAAGCACCTCCACCTCCACCACCAATTGCTGTTATTGATCCAAAAACAGAATTTTGACCATTAGCACCTCTAATATCTGTTGCTTGAACACTTAAACCACCATTTCCAACTGTTACTGTTTGATTACCGCTTACTGCAACATTTGTTTCATATCTATATCCACCAGCACCGCCTCCACCTGCGTGATGTGAACCACCTGCACCACCACCTGCTACAACAAGAACGTCAGCATTTGTTCCATTAAAAGGACCAGCATTCCAAGTTGTTGTACCACTTGTAAATTCTTTATATGCAAAATAATTTCCAGAAGAATCTCTATATGTTGTATAACCATTAGAAGCAATATAATCTAAATACTGAGTACCAGATAATATATTTGCCTTTGTTTTACCCTGGCTAATTGCCCATGCAACATATGAAAATGTTGCGGGTGGTGAACTAATTGGAATTATATTTGCTAATTCTGAATATGAAAATAAAGTTTGACCTACTGAACTACTTCCTGTAGTTCCTCTTATACTATTTACAGCCATTAGACTATTTCTCCCCCAAATAAAGATATAGCAATATTTGGAGCACCAAATGCCACTATCTTATCTCCTGATGTAATTGTTAATCCTAAAGTTAATGAAATCTGATCTCTTGCTAAAATACCTGGTCCCCAGGCTATATAATGTTTCTTGCTTAAAGTTTCCCCAGTTTTAACTACTGCTATAAAGAATGTTCCGTCTGTATTTGAACAGTTTGTTACTGTTATTGTTGAAATTAATGTTTGAGTACTTGGTGAGGCTGGACATGTGTAGATAATTGTTTCTGGAACATAGGCAACGCTAGCACCAACAGTTGCTGCTGTTACTACGTTACTTGCAGTTACTGGGTATGTGAAAGAAGTATTATTTGGTACAGTAGAAACATCTTGATTACCATTAAATATTGCATCAATTCCTGTTACTGTTACATAGTTTCCTTCAACAATGTTATGTGATGTTGCTGTTGTTAGAGTTACAAGATTACTTGTTAAGTTTCTAAATGAAATGGCTCTTGATTCTGTGGTTAAAAGAGTTTGACCTAAAATCTTTAAGGTTTTTACTTGTTGTGCCATTTATACTCCCATAAGCAGTAGCGTGTCAAAAATATCCCCGCCGCCGCCAGCACCTGACATTTCAATCCAGGTACTTCCATTATACACTTTCAATATCGGTGCTTCTGCTTCTGTTGTATCGATCCAAAGTTGTCCAGTTGCAATTTGATATGCAGGAGATGAAGTATTATAGGTAATATTAGGTTCATATGTAGCAGACGCTGCTGTTACTGTTAAATATGTTGCTGAAGCATTGGCGGTAGAAAGAATACTCATTACATCTTGATTAGTCCATTGAGTAGAAGAAGAATTATATGCTAATAATTGATTATTTGAAGGGGAAGCAATAGTGCTATCTGTAAGACTATTTAAATTTGTAATTGTAGAAGATATTGTTAATGTATTTGTAGCACTAGCAGCATTTAAAGTAATGCTTGTTCCTGCTTCTATATTTATATTATCAAAATCTGAATCTGCTAATATTTGTTGTGTTGCTGGAGTTGTTGTGATGTATCCAAAACCATGAGGATTAACTATTCCTGTACCTAGATAATCGTTACTATCTACCCAAACTGTACCTACATCTAAAGCACTAACGTCTGGTTGATTTGGTTGATATAGTACTGCATCATTTCTTGTTTGAGTAATTGGTACCCAGTTAGTTCCATTCCAGACATATGCTGGTCTAGTAGTATCTAGTATTTGTGCCGAAGACATAATTGGTAATAACTCCTTTAATTAAATTAGATACTATGAAACTCTATTTACATATCCTAAAACTGATACAAGATTTGCACTAGCGGCAAACCCTCTTACAACTGCTGAATTATTTAATGGTAGACCAGGAACAACTAGTACTAAACCAGATTCTCCAGGAATATTTAATTCTATTTGATCTTTTTCTGCAGTACCACCAAATTCTACGGTAAATTTTACACTTGTTGATGCTGAATTATCTGCATACAGCCATACTTCGTCTAAACCAGTTATTCCAGGTTGAGATGTGTGTATTAATGTTCCAGGAGTTGATGTTGCTGCAACTAGTGTTGACGCTCCATTTATAGAAGAACTAAGAAAAGTTTTTGTAAAAGTAGCCATGTTTACCTCTTTACCATTGTATCATTTTTTCTAGGGTATGGTATTTTTAACTCATCTAGTCTTTTGGCTGCATGAATGTCACTACCTTTTCCATAGTATGTTGAATCTATCTTTCTATTTATAACTACCATATAAAATTCAGCATATGGCATCCATGATGCATATACTCCACTAGAACCTTTTTCTGCAATTACTTCCCAAATATCAATATCTTCTATTTGTAATTCTCTTTTATAATCCCATTTTGGATTTGGGGGAAGTGAATTTTTTTGGTTATTCCAATTTTCATCAAAATAATCTGTACAATCTGTAAATATATCTTTACTTGTTCTAAAAAGTGGCATTATATTGCATACCTAACTATTATTACTCCACTACCGCCAACAGACGAAACTTCTCCACTACCGTGTCCAGATCCACCACCGCCACCGCCAAGACCATTTGTTCCAGCAACTCCTCTTCCACCTTCACCTCGACCATCTCCTCCACCACCAGTTCCTCCATTTCCATGACCATTCCATGCCATACCGTTATGACCACCACCGCCTCCACCACCAGCGTAAAATGTTCCAAAGAATGATCTACCAGATCCGCCATTACCATTTCCACCAGTTGAGTTTGTGTTATTTGAATTTACGCCTGCTGCACCAGCACCGCCTCCACCACCAGAACCATGTGCTTGACTTCCTGTATTATTAAAAAGTGAATTTCCGTTGCCACCAGCATGTCCATAACCAATTCCACCAGTAGATCCTTGTATTGTATTTCCACCTAAACAACCTACGTGTGCTGCACCACCACCTGGTCCTCCACCTCCACCTGAACCGCCATCTCTTCCTGAAGTCCTGTTATTATTTGTACCAGCACCGCCTCCACCACCTACTGCTATTAATCCAGAAAATGTTGAGTTTGAACCACTTGCTGCTGGACCAAAGTACATGTTAGATTGTGATATTCCACCAGCACCCACTGTTATTGCATAGTTTCCAACATTTCCATTTACTGATTGTGATGATACGTAAAGTATTCCACCACCACCTCCACCACCTGCGTGTGATCCAGCACCTGCACCACCACCAGCAACTAATAATATTTCAATATCTTTTGATCCATTTCTAACTGTAAATACATCTGGACCAGTTGCTTGAAATGTGTGTATTTTAAATTGTCCAGCATATGATATTGCTCCACCAACTGCATCAAATGTGCTATTTTCTTCTATTTTTGATATTTGTCTACCTGATAAAAATCTTTGTATACCGCTCATTATGCAAACATCCTCCCTGCAATTATTGCTTGGCTATCATCAACAGCAGCACCAAGTTGAACCCATGCACTTCCATTATAAACTTTTAATGCAGGTGGTTGACTATTTGAATCTACCCACATATCTCCAGTGTTAGGAGTTGATGGTTCAGAAGTAGAATAAGGTATTACTTTTTCATATTGAGTAGAAGCACTAGACTGTGTAAGATAAAGATCTAATATATCTGCATTATCATTTAATGCCTCTGCTAATTCATTTAATGTGTTTAATGCTGCTGGTGCACCATCTATAAGATAATTAACTGCTGCAGCACTTGCTGTTTGAATTGTTGAAGATAAATCTATACTTGCTAACTGAGTACTAGTGTAAGCACTTGCTGAATTAAAAGCATTAGCACTTGCTGATCTTGCATAAGCCTGACTTGCATATTGCAATAAACTTTCTGCATTATTTAATGTAATAAGTTTTGATTCATTGAATCTAACATCGTTATTTGAATCTATTGTTATTGGAATATTAGTATTTGAGTTAGGAGATTTAATGTATAAAGAGTTTGGTCCAAGATATAAATCTTTTACTCTAAAAGCACTTGATCCTACTGAGTAAATGTTGTCTGCATCTGGTAATAGATTTCCATAATTATCTTCTAGCCAAAATGTTAATTGATTTACATATGGAGCAGAACTTCCACTATACCCCACAGAAGCGTTGCTATCTACCCAGATATCACCAATGGAAAGTTGACTTGTATCTGGTTGCTCTGTTGAATATATTACAGAAGCACCATCACCACCTGCACCACCTCCACCAGTTCCTACTAATATAATTTGATTACTTGCTGAGTTGTATGAAGCAGTAATATTTGTATGATTTCCATGTACCAATGCTGTTGATGCAGTAGTTAGTCCTCTTGTATTTGTATAATATAAATTACTACCCTCTTCAATATCAGAAGTAGTTAAAGCATTTATTTGAGAATCGGTATAGGCACTTGCAGAGCCGTAAGCGGCAACTGAGGCGGTATTTATAATATTTTGTTTAGGACTATTTAACCATAAAGAAGAAGCAGAATTCCATATAACAATATCTCCATCTGCAACTGAAGTAATTCTTACATCATGTAATTCATCTAATTCATACCCATTTTGTGGTTTTACATATATTCTTCCTGAAACAGCATTTTTCTTTAATACTACCCCGACAAATACATAATGATTAGGTGCTTGTGGTTTTACAGTTGAGAGCACTCCAGCACTAGCAGATAGATATAATATATCTCCTTCATTAAATGCATTTGTATTAATATTTTTTATTATACCTTGGGTAACAACAAATCCTTCTCCACCCGCAGTAATATTTTCTGCAACTATACCTATGGTTAGTGCTGATCCAGTATCATTTAAATTATATGCTCTTGTAACTTGTGGTCTTTGACCTTGAGCACCTGAAAGTTTTACTACTTCGCCTTTATTTAATGTGGTTGCTTCACCATTATTGGCAAGAATAATAATTTCTTGACCTAGACCAACATTTACTTGTCCGTCAAGTTGTATAGATAATGTAGAATCTCCAGAATCCCAAGCAATAGTTCCTACAGAAGCAGATGTGCTTTCTGGGGTAGTGTCAAAAGCAATGTAGTCTGGATATTGAATAGAATCTACGTTGGTATAATTACCAGTTGAGTTAATTGTTATTGAGTCAGAAGCACTTGCTGCTGTAATAGATATATTCTCTCCAGCAATTAAAGTTAATGTGTCTCCTGTTGAGTCTGCAACTATTGTTTCTGTTGCTGGACTAGTTTGAATATTTAAAAATGCAGATCCAGATCCACCACCACCTTGTAATTCTTGCCATGCACCGTTTACATAAATTTTTATAGCATCTATAGTTGTATTAAAGTAAACCTGACCTTCGACACCATTTGCTGGGTCGGAAGGTAGGCTAACTAAACCTATGGGTGTTAAAAAATTCTTTGCCATTTCAATTCCTTAGTTAGAGAGGGTAGGGTTTTAATCTACCCCCTCAATATATTTTATACTATCCAACGATAACTACGCGGTATGCGTTGTTTGTTGGTGCTGTTGCAAATGAGACAGTAACTGTATTTGCGTCTGTTCTAACGACATCAGTTTCTACTGTGTCAAAAGATGAATTATCATAAACATTAACGACAACATCTCTGCTGCCTAGATTATGAGTAATTGCAAATGAAGTACTTGAACCATTTCCAACGTTAGCAGAAGCCTTCTTTGTGAAGCCATCTGTTACGAATGCTGATTCTAATGTTGTTTTATCTACTGCTAATCCACTTGTTGTTGACAAGTAAGAATTAGATGCTGCAAGAATTACAGAAGCACTAAGTGTTCCTGCACCACCTGCATTATCAGTATATCCAAAATCAATAGTTGCAGAATCTGTTGCCATTAAACCAACGGCATCTTCTACTGCTTCTTGGAAATCAGTAATTGCAGAAGCACTATGTGTGTGACCTTCTAGTGATACAGCATATGATGCACTACCATTGTTTGCAGTCCACTTGCCTTCTGATTCATCCCAAAAGAATGAAGCATTGGCACTGTCTCCACGTTCTACTTCAATACCAGCATCTGCAACAGGAGTTCCTGTAGCATTACTGTTAAGAAGAACAATATTGTCTTCTACAGTTAATGTTGCTGTATTTAGGTATGTTGTGCTACCTGATACTGTTAAGTTTCCGTCTACAACTAAGTCACCAGCGACTGTTACGTTATCTGGCAAACCGATTTGTACAGCACCTGCTGATGCAGATACAGTAATTTCATTGTTTGTTCCAGTAAGACTTGTTACGCCAGTGTTAGTAATTGTTAAAGCGGCACCTTCGCCACTTCCGCTAATATTAATACCAGTTCCTGCTGTTGCAGAAGCAACATAGTCACCTGTTGTATCAGTTCCTAGTGCTACAGAGTTTGGTTGAACTGTTGCATTAATTGTAATGTCAGTTGAACCATTAAAACTTGCACTACCACTTAAATCTCCACCTAGGGAGATTGTTCTTGCTGTTGCTAGTGTGGAAGCAGTTGCTGCGTTTCCTGTAGTGTTAGCATTAATTGTTGATGGTAAACTTAGCGTTACTGATCCAGTTGATGCAGATACTTCAATTTCGTCTGCTGTACCAGCAAGGTTTATTACACCAGTGTTGGTAACAACTAAACTGCTTGTTTCGTCATTGTAGTTTACATTTATACCAGTTCCTGCATCAATTAAAGACGCAATTAAATCTTCAATTTCTTCGTTAGAAGCACCTACGAATTGCCATGCTGAAGCAGAGCCATTGTAGAATTTTAATTTTTGATTTGAGGTATTAAAGTAAACTTGACCTGCTTTTCCAGTTTCTGGATCTGTTCCAAGATTTTGAATAACACCATTTAATAATTGATTGGTATTAAGATCTAAGTTTGTTAAAAATTTTC